AGTGCGCGAACACTCACCGCCCTGTGTGGGGCACGTCCCCCGGATTTCGAGAATCCAGTTTTAGCGCCCCGTAGGAACCTCACTTCCTACGGGGCAACTGCTTTAGAGGTTCATAAAATGAACCGCCACAGCCGCAAGAACGGCGGCAAGCCAGGCTGCCAGCACGTCCCGGAGGAAGTGTCTCATGGGGTATCCTCCTTTCGGGAGGCGGCCCCACAGCGGCAACCTATCCGCAAATACTGAGAAAGACAATTCCGATTATCACGAGCCCCGACCATGCTTTCGCATGACCGGGGCTTTTTATTTATGGGCTTGGGCCAGTTGAGGACGCACGGTGTCCGAAACAAGAAACCACCCGCTATCCCACTTCATTTTTCCTTTGTTCAATCAGGAGGAATTTTATTTCCTACTGATAAACTATATTTATGAATTCATGTAATAAACTGCGATAGCCCCAAGAATGGTGTGCTGGGTGACGCCTTTACAAATAAAGACAAGAATAGTTTATGGAGTGTCTATAATTTATGAAATTGTCTGAGATTGAATTGACTAAAGCTAATTGGGTGTCTTTCTGCAGGAATAGCCGTTTTGGGTATGTTTTATTTATTCATATACATATCGATGCTTGGTTTTGATGCGCGCTATTTTTTTCCTGTTTCTCCAGTTGATGTTTTCATGTCAACACGGAAGTGGTTCATTGTATTTTTGGCATACTTAGCGTACTATATTGTTATATATGAATATAAATTGGAATATAAGATTTCTTTAATTAGGAGAAGATATTTTATATTAATAAATTATATGTTACCTTGTGTTATTTTTGTGTATATATTTTTATATAAATTTATGTATGATTTAATAGATAATAAATTGTTATATGAATTTTATAATGATGGTATTTTCTTTTTTTGTTATATTTATTGTATATCCGATATTTTTATTTAATAAAATCAAAATAGGAATGTTTATACATTGTATTTTGATTGTTGTATTTGTATCAGTACATGATTTTAATACTGCAATATTGAAAGATAATGATTGCTATGTATACTTAAAAGATGGTTTCTTTGAGTCCAAAATAATTATGACGCTTGAATCAGGTGTGTTTGTTGTTCGTGGTAATAATATCATTTTCTTAAATAAGAATTGTATAGACAAAATTTCACCTAAGATTCATTCCAATACTGTATATTTATAAATTGAAAAGTATTTAAAATAATATAGCCGATATTTAAGGTTTGAGTACATACTTCATCTTAATATGAGCAAGGCCCCGGCCATGTTCCCGCATGACCGGGGCTTTTCGTTGACTAGGAGTTTTATTCCGCATTAGAAGGGGGGATTCAGATCATAGATTGCCACATAATGGGGAACACATGGCAAAGCTGATTGAGTGTCCGGCGTGCAAGAACAAGGTTTCGATTGAGGCCACGGCGTGCCCAAAGTGCGGCCAGCCGATCACCGATGCGATCCGGGATGAATCCATCAAGAAGGAAAAAGGGGGAAAACAAGCTGTAAAAGGGTGCTTGTGGATTGTCCTTGCGCTCTTCCTCTTTTCTGCGGCTGTAAATCTGATTACCGGAGGCGGGGAAGACAAGTCCGAGAAAGCGGCCCAATCCGCCCCTGTTGCCGCAACGCCAGCTCCAACTCCGGCGCAACCCTCTCCTGAGCCGGAAAAGGCCAAACCTCAACCCGTGGAACAGAAAGCGCAGGAACCCAAACAACAGCCTGCTGAGAATGTAAAAAAAGTTGAGCCAGCCTTTGATCTGACGGTCAAGAAATTCGCTTCCAACTATGACAAGGCGGCAAAGGCGACGGACAGCAAGCAACGGGTGAAGATCGACAAGAAAGACGGCAACACTGTGCAGCTCTCTATGACGAAGAACAACGGTGCAGTCGTTACGACGAATGACAAGGGAAAGATCACGACCATCATCTACATCGGAACTGGGGACGGAACCGTTCAATCCGGGACGGACATCATCCTTGGCATGGCCTTCGCCATTGCGGGCGTGAAACCTGAATGGCCGACAGAAAAGCGTGGCGAGGTCATGAGGAAACTTGGGCTGTTGAGCGGAGACGGTGGATTGCCGAAGAGTTCAGAAGCTGTCGTCGGCGGCGTGAAATTCAGTTTTTCGTATTCGCAGACTACTGGTGTATTCTTTATGATCATGCCTGAAAAGTAGGAAGAACATTGTAGTAGAGCCGCTATAGGCTTACATCACTAAACGAAAAAGGCCGGGATTCAGTCCCGGCCTCTTCGTTTTCAAATAGTTAATTCACGATAGAGATAATTAAAAGGAATATCAAGTTCCTGTGCGATAAGATTCGCTTTTTCAAAGGGAATCTTCCGTTTGCAGTTCTCGAATTGCGAGATATGTGCTTGAGGAACCGAGATGGCCTCTGCAAGTTCCTTCTGTGTCTTTCCGAAACGAATCCGGGCTGCCCTCAGAAGTCTACCCGGACGAACGGTTTTTTCTAGGGGAGGAACAGGAACCGACTGATCCGTATCCAAGATCCGGTCAATTTCTTCGAACTCTCCACCAAGCATGGTGACCAGAGATGTGAGCGGGGTCACAGCTTGTTCTGGCACCACAACTTTGATGGTTACCAGTGTAGTTTTCATAATCATTCCTACTAGTAAGGAGCTTTTTCTCGGCTTCCTACATATGTAATTTTACAGAGGAGGTTTTTCTTATCAAGGAGCCAGACAACAACAGTAGAATTAGAAAGATGACAATGGTAGTAGTCTGTTCCGAGCTGTTTTACTGGGCCACAATTCTTCCAACGGGTGTACGGTTTGCCTTTTGTTCTTACCATATCGTCTTTCAAAAGGACGAAGGAGGCGGCTTCATCTTCCGAAAGTTCCCTCAACATTTTTTCTGTTTTTGTGGACATTTTTACGGTGAATACCATATGATTGATTCCTTGTGGTTTGCGGTTCCCCATAATATGGAGAAAGGGTATAGTTTTTCATATCTAAAACCTCTTATTTGTTGATGTTTTTTTGAATGTTTGTAGCAACATGTTCCTCATGCCAGTGGTGATGACTCTAATCTGGACCTCCTTACTCTATTTTGGTATATTATACCATTTTAATCATAAGTCAAGTTTTATTTTTTTCTATAGTTAGCGTCCTAGGTTATCTGATACCCCGCTTGACACCTAGCCCCTCTTCTCCTACCCTGACCTTCCCTAACCCAGTGAGGCTTGCCGGAGCCTTCACCAGCCCCAAGCTGGCGAAAATGTCGGTTTTCTTTGTTTCTGCCACCATTGCACCCTAGGAGAGATCCAAGGTGTGCGGTTACATATTGGCGGAACAACGTCCGGGTGTCCGTGAGGCCCCGGCGGTCTCACTGGACCGGGGAGCGTTGTTCCGCCTTTTTTTGTTTACAGCGCTCAATCCCCCAAACCAGTGAGGTTCCCCATGTCCGCAACCGTTTTCCTGTCCCGTTCCGGCAGGTGCGCCGGGCGCGTCCCGTTGTCGCTGCTCCTTCAAAAGCTGGCCCGTCTAGGCGAAAACGCCGCCATCGCCGCCTTGTGCGATCTGCCCTTGTCGCTCCGTTCCCGTGTGCGCTGGATGATCAGCGGAAACGTCCTGATGGTGGAGGTGGCATAATGGCTACCTACCGCACCATCCGCATGGCGTTCTGGTCTGACCCGTACATCGAAACCCTGAGCGCGTCCGAAAAGCTCCTTTACCTCTATCTGTTCTCCTGCCCCCACACCAACAACCTCGGGCTGCTGGCGGTGTCGCGCCGTCGCATGGCCTACGACACCGGGCTGACGGAAGAGGCGGTCAACGCCGCCCTTGCCGCGTTCGAGCGTGACGACAAGATCGCCACGGACGGCGACGCCGTGTGGGTCTGCCACTTTATCCGCCACCAGTGCAGCACCAGCCCCAAGATCCTCGTCTCGCTCCGGGCCCTCTTCCCCGCGGTCGAGTCCGCAAAGCTCCGCAAGGCGATCCTTGCCCTCTATCCCCACCTGCTCGGGGCCGCGCCGTGCCCCGCCGATAGGGTATCGGTAGGCTTTCGGGAATCGGAACAGGAAAGGGAAAAAGAAGATCAGATCGGGACGGACGGATTTTTTATCCCTGTGGAGATGCTGGAAGACCTGCAGCGCGACTTCCCGGACGTTGACGTACAGGCCGAGATAACCCGCATCCGTAAGTGGCAAGCCGAAAAGCGCACGCCGATCCGCAACGTCTGGCGGTTCCTGCGGACGTGGCTTTCCAATGCGAAGACGGGGAAGCGTTCCGGCCCGGAACGGAGGGCGGAAAAGCCCGTCTCCGTTGCCGTCCCGCAGCCCCGTATGGAAGCCTTCCCGCCGTCGCCGGAAGCCCTTGCCGAGAACTGGGAGCGCGGCCTCGCATGGTGCAGCCGCATCCTGAACCGTGGGAGGGCGGCGGCATGATTCATACATGGACGACACCCGAGCCCAGAGCCTACGCGACGCCGGAAGAGGCGGCACGCGGCCTTGAGCGGCTTCTGGACGATCTGGCGGACACGCGGGGGACATGCGTTGCGGCCTTGGCGAATCTGCGGGGAGGGCTTGCGGCCCATGACCCCGCCCGCCTCGCGCTGGCGGCTGAGGCGCTTTCCGCCGTCAGCCTTGAATTGGCCTATTGTTCCGGCGACGCGGCCCGCATGGGCGCGGCCCTGGCCCTGTGCGGCGAAGAGGAGGGCGGTTATGCGCAATGAGAAGTTCGATCCGATTGAGGCGTTGTATAAGGACGCGGAAGCCCTGCGCGAGATTGCCGGAAAGTACCGTGAGGAAAAGGTCGGCCTCGCCTCCCTTCTATCGATGGTGGCCGATGACGTAGCCGATTGCGCCGCCATGCTGGACGATGCGGAAGGAAAGCGGGGGGACGGCGGCGTCACAGAATAGAAACAGGGGAAGTACCCCGGCGGGTTCTGCTGACAAAAAACGGCCCCGCACCATGCCGATGCGGGGCCGTTCTCTACGCCATGCCCTCAAAGAGGAGCTGTACCTGCTTTCGTGAGTTCGTTTTCCTCAGCTTCTCCCGGATCGGTTTCGGGAGGTCAAAGGCGGAGGGCGACAGCGTGTGGCTGTAGGCCAGCGTTGAAACGAAGCTGTGCGCGCATTCCGGATTGAGGCAGACGCAGTACAGCCGTGAAAGGATATTTGAAATTTCCGTGCGGGATGAAATGGTGCAGATGTGCCCACATGCCGGACAGTAAACTCTCATGATTTCCCCCTGAATCGTTGGTAAGTATAGGGGGATTCTGCCTAACTCGCTACTGATTTTCTTCCCCTTGCGTATCCGTAAACCCGATATGCAGGGCGGGCGGCAGCGCCTCGTTGATCTCGAGCAGGACTTCCCGGATGGGCATGACCTCGTTGCGGAAATACACGGCGTCGATCTTGGTGATGTCCCCGAACCCCGTCATGTTCTGCGGGATGATCGAGGCCATCGCGGGCGGGATGCGGTGGGCGGCGATGATGTCGTCGCGGCTGATGCTCTTGATCCGTTCAAGTTCGTCCTTGGTGGAGAAGTCCCCCACGGGGACGATCTGCACGTCCTTTTCCCGTCCGTTCGGGATGTGCAGGAACATGTTCCGGAAGTTGCCGACGCCCCGGGCGTTCTGTATGGCGTTCTTGATCGCGTCCTGCTGCGCCTGTTCGAGCTGCGCGCTCGAAGAGTAGAAGATGTACCCGACATGCGCGCCGTTCTTGTAATAGCGCCGCCGGAAAAGGGTAGCGTCCTCGTTGAGCAGCATGGACTGGATCGCGCCGAGGTAGCCCGGCAGACCGTAGATGGTCTGGCTCACGTCATAGTTTTTCAGGTGCAGCACCTCGCCCGGCTCGAACTCGTGGAACTGCCCGGAAGGGAGCAGGAGCCCGTATCTGTCCGGCTCCTTCATCCGGCGCATGTTGATCGCGGGCAGGTGCCGCATCCCTGCCACTTCCCCGAGCCAGTTCCGCGAAAGGAGCAGATAGGCGTTGGCGAAGACCATATAGTCCGTGGCCACGGCGTGCATGTCCCGGCGCGTGAGGGCTGCGGACGCCCGGAACCCGCGCATGGCCATGTTCGTTTTGAACTCAAGGATCGGCCCGTGGTAGGCGTTCGCCCGCAAAAGCCGCGCCAGCCCCGACCACGGGACAGGCGTTGCGTAGTACCGCCCGTTGTCGAGGAGCCAGACGCCCAGATACTCATATACGGCCCCGCTCAGGACGGGTTCCGGATCGCCGAAGCTGAACGCCAGCGGCGCAGGTTTCTTTTTTCCCATGTTTTCCCCTTATTGGATGAAGACGACGCAGCCGCCCTTCGGTTTGCCGATGGGCTCCGCCGCCAGCGCGTGCATGATTGCCCAGGCGACGTCGGCGTGCCCCGTGGCGCTGGTGCGGGAGGCCGAGTAGGAGATCTGCCCGCTGTCCGTGACGCCCTGCCGGATGGTGAGGAAGGCGTGGGCAATGTCGTTCTGCCCCGCGTCCCACTTGAGGCGGTGCGCCTCTATGAGTTCCTTTGCCTTCAGCACGAGTTGGGTCTTGAGCTGCACGGAGTAGTTGATCGGCGTCGCCAGCGGGAAGAAGGCGCGTATCTGCTCGAAAACCCCGATGCCCGGCCCGGTGACGTCGACCCCGATGTGCCGGAAGTTGTACCGCCCGACCAATTCCCGGATGCGCTCGGCTTGCCAGATGTAGGATTTGTCCAGCCACTTGTAGCGGGCGACCACCCGGTACTCGCCGCCCTCTTTGAGCGGCGGGGCCACGATGACGAAAGAGGCGTCGTCCCGGCTGCGCGAGGGGTCATAGCCGCCCCACACGGGCAGGTTCCCGAGCGGGCGGTCCGCCGTGGGGTTGAAGTCCGGCCATGCGTCCGTGTCCGCGTAGCAGGTTTCCAAATCCGCCAGCCTGAACACGGACTGCGTGTCGTCCACGAACTCGCACAGGAACAGGTTCCGGAACTCGTCGGCGCTGTATTCGAGCTTGAGGCTTTCCAGATCGAAGAGGTCGCACCCGCCCGCGATCGCGTCCTCAAGCGTGATGACCTTCCGGTAGAATGTGTCCGGGCAGAGTGCGCCTTTCCGCAGTTCCTTGGATGAAGGGAACGCGGCCCGTTTCGCCTTGAAGCGTTTCTGGAAGCGTTCGCCCGTCCAGAGGTCATAGGCTTGGTGCGCCACGGCGGACGGGGTGGAGAAGAGGGTCCGCCGCCATTTCTTGTGGGAGGCCATGCCGGACGCGACTTTGTACAGCTCGTTGAAACCCTGAATCCAGAAGCACTCGTCAATGTAGACATGCCCGCTGTAGCTTTGCGCGCTCTTGCTGTTGTTGCTGAGAAAGTGGAGCGTCGCCTGCCCTTTCGCCGTGTTGAGCACCAGCGGGTTGCCCTTCAGCTCTATGTTGAACTTCTCTTTCGCCAGCGCGACGATGTATGAGCGGAACACCTCCGCCTGTGCCCGCGTAGCCGACAGGAAGATCTGGTTGTCGCCCGTGAGACAGGCATCCTCGAACGCTTCTTGTGCGAAAAACCAGGTGAAGCCGATCTGACGGCTCTTGAGGAAAAAGCGGTTCCGGTGCCGTTTCGTTTCCAACAGCTCGCGCTGGTACGGGAAAAACCGCTTGTGGAACGCCTCGGCAAAGTCGTCCTCGGCGAGCCGGGACACGTCGTTTTTCACGGCGGCTTTTTTCCTTCCCTTCCGTTCCTTCTCTCCGGACGCGCCGGGCGGGGAACCTTCCGCGCTCCTTCCCTCCTTCGCCTCTTTCTCCCTGAGCCTGAGCCTTTGCAGCCGCTCAAGCGTGCCCACCAGCGTGTCCACTTCCTTGAGGTCGCGGGGGCTCTTGTCTTCCCGCTCAAGCAAGAGCGCGAGACGGCGGGAGGCGGCTTCCTCCGCGCCTTCATGCGACAACAGGTCATCCCAACGCCCTGAATCCGCCCAATTGTAGAGCGTCCGCACGGGGACGGACAGCATGTCCGCGATCTCGCTCACGGCATAGCGCCGCAGGTAGAGCGAGCGCGCCGCCGTCCTGATTTCATCCGGCCAGTTCTTGTTACCCATGCCCGCCAAGATACACGCACGCCGCCGTTCCGCCATGCACGGGAAATCCTAAAAGGCCGAAATAGGACGGGCTTTTCTTGCGCGTCGGCTGGCCTCGGCTATGCTTGCCCCATGAGCAAGCTGCAAACCGAATTTGTGAAGATCGCCCAATCGGGCGCGTGCGTGGACGGGCGGGAAATCAAAGGCCAGTGGCTTCTGGATATGGCCGAGACGTACAGCCCGGATACCTACACGGCGTTGATCTGGCCCGACCACCAGCGTTGGCAAGGGAACTTCGGGACGGTGACGGAGCTGCGCGCCGAAGAGGAGGGCGGGGTGGTGAGCCTGTTCGCCCGGCTCAATCCGAACGAACGCTACGCCTACGTCAACGAACAGCGCCAGAAACTCTTTTTCAGCATCGAAGTTTCGGAAGACTTCGCCAGGACGGGCAAGGCGTACCTCGTCGGGCTCGGCATCACAGACCAGCCCGCCAGCCTCGGCACAAGCAAAATGCAGTTTTCCGCCGAGGCCGGGGATTGCTCCGTGTTCCCCGGCGTTGAGCTGTTCGCGTGCGGCGGGGCGTTGACGCCCGAAGAGGTCGGGTTCTTCCGCAGGTTCCTTGCTCACTTCAAAACCGAACCGAAACCCGAAACCAAGGAAGAACCGATGGACAAGGAACAGTACGCCGCCCTTATGGAACGGATCGGCAAGCTGGAGGAGGCGGTGGGCACGTTCGCCGCCGGGCCCGAACCGCAGGGAGAGGAACCCGCAAAGGCTTCTCCGGAGGCGGCCGCCCCCGATCACTTCGCCGCCCTGATGGGCAAGGTTGACGAGCTGGCCGCGGGCTTTTCCGCGCTCGCTTCGCGCCTTGAAGCCGCCAGGCCCGGAACGGCCATCCCCGACACCACCACGCCCGCGGACGACGCGGCCATCCTGTAGAGGCGCCATGAAGACACATACGAGACAGCGGTTCAACGCGCTTCTGCACGGCCTCGCCAAGGGGTACGGCGTTGAGGACGTCTCCCGGCAGTTCACGATTGAGCCCACGATCCAACAGCGGCTGCAGGACAAGATCGTCGAGCAGTCCACATTCCTCCCCAAGATCAACGTCATCACCGTTGATGAGCTTTCCGGGGAAAACATCCTTGGCAGCGCCTCCGGCCCCGTCTCCGGACGCACGGACACCAGCAAGGACGGCAAGGAACGCACGCCCCGCGACGTATTGGGGCTGGCGTCCTACAAGTACCAGCTTCACCAGACCAACAGCGACGTCTTCATGCGCTACGCGACGATGGATGCCTGGGCGAAGTTCCCGGACATGCCCGAACGCTACGCCCGTTACGTACAGGCGCGCATTGCCAACGACCGCGAACTGATCGGCTGGTACGGCACGAGCGCGGCGGCTGATACCGATCTTGAAACCAACACGCTGTTACAGGACGTCAACATCGGCTGGTTGCAGTACGTCCGGACGAACCGCCCGGAAGCCATCCTCGCCGAGGGCGCGGCTACCGGGGAAATCCGTATCGGCCCGGAAGCCGGGGCGGACTACGCCAACCTTGACGTGGCGGTCAACGACCTTGTCCTCGGCATCCCCGAGTATATGCGTTCCGGCCTCGTCGCGCTCATCGGCGCGGAGCTGATCGCCCGCGAAAAGTCCGCGCTCTATGCGGCCATGTCCGGCACGCCCACGGAAAAGGCGGCGCTCAACGGCAGCCTGACCACCTTCGGCGGCCTTTCGTGGGAAACGCCCTCGAACTTCCCGGCCCGCGGCCTTGTGGTGACGAGCTACGACAACCTTTCGATCTACATGCAGGACGGGAGCTGGCGCCGGAACATCAAAGACGCCCCGGAAAAGGACAGGGTGGAGGACTACAACAGCCGCAACGAGGGCTATGTGGTCGAAACCCCGGAAAAGTTCACGGCCCTTGAGTTCGGGAACGTCGTTTTCCACGGCGAGAAGACCTGGACGGCCTGACATGAGCCTGATGCTTTCCTACCAGAAGGCGATCCGGGCTGCGCGGGCGGCGGGGCGGGAAGTGGAGTTTTCCGCCGTTCCCTCCCCTGCTGCGGGGGTGTCGCTTCTGGCGTCGTGCCAGCGGGACGGGCTCGTGTCCTCCGCACTGGCGGCCGACCTTGAAGCCCTGCACGGCGTGGCGTCCATCGACCGGAAGATCGCCGTGAAGCGCGACACCCTGATCCCGAAGTACGCCGGATATGTGGCGCGGCTCCGGGAAGAGGGGCGGACCCATGAGCTGGTGGGCTACTTCCTCGTCTGGCTGTTCGACTGCGGGCTCATCGAGCGGGCCCTCGATCTTGCGGGCTGGTGCGCCGAGCACGGGCAGGGCTTGCCGGAACGCTTCAAATCGCCGCTTCCGGCTTTCGTGGCCCGTCAGGTTCTCGACTGGTCGCAGGCGGCCTTTGACGGCGGCGCGAGCCCCGAACCCTTTTTCTCGCACGTCTATGATCGCCTCTTCGATCCCGATCCGGCGCTGGCGTGGGACGTCCACGAGGATGTGGCCGCCCAATTCCTCCGCCTGCGCGGGCTCATGCTCGAACGGGCCGGGGACGTCCCCGGGGCCGTGGCCGAACTGGAAAAGGCCCTTGCCAAGGGCGCGAAAGTCAAAACCGCGCTGGACAAGCTGAAAAAGAAGTCCGGCGCGTAAGTCCATCACCCCCCGCCCCCGCCTTTCCCGGGCTTTCAGGCCGTGGCCTCGTCACGCTCAGGGAAAAGGCCGGGGGCCATAAGGATCGCCATGTCGTTCAATGCCATGACCGCACAGGAAAAGCCGGATCGCGTCATCGCCAATGACGGCTTTTTCCCCGAACTGTCCTTGCGCACGTTCCTTGACCTCTACCGTTTGCCCGGCGAGTACGCCGCGGATCTGGTGGCCGACCACCTTTCGCTGGCCGTGGTTTGGGCAAACCGCCAGCTTGAGGCGTGGAAAGCGGAGCGGAAGGGGGAGGGCTGCTCAACCCTTGGCGACGTGCCGCTGCACGGCGTCCCCGGGGCGTCGCTCGTCGTTTATCAGCGGGCCGTTTTTTGTCAGGCCAAGGGGATGCTGCTGGCGCAGTTCCGCACGGTCGAGCGCCGGGAGGCGGCCAACAACGACGCCAAGGAAGGCCGCGAGACGGCGGACGTCTTTTTCGCCTTTGCCCATGATGCGCTTGCCGACCTGCTCGGCGCTGGCCGCGTGGACATCGCGCTGATTTGAGGAGGGGAGGACATGAGAAAGCTGCAGGCCCTTGTCCGGCATATCCTGACGGAGACCGGGATTTCCCACGAGAACGTAGCCGCGTTCCTCGATCAGGGCGCGGTCGTGCTCACCGGGCGGAACCTCGGGCACGGCGTTGAGGTGTGCGTCCTCAAATATGACGGCGTGATCGACATCGAGCGCTCGGACTATGACGGGATCGCATTGCTGGCGCTGGTGTCGGGCTGGCTCCAAAGCCACGACCTCGACCGGGACGGCCTCGAAGACCCGGAGGTGAACGCCGCGGTCAATGACCTTTCCACAACGGACGTCCAGATCGCGGTGGAATTTCAGGAGCGGATCGAAATCATCCCGGATGACGCCGGGCCGATCACGTTCGCCGGGAAGCGCTGGCGCGTGGCTCCTGTCCCGGTCGACGTGGCCGAGCGCGTGGACGGTATGAGCGGGGGCATCCGCCTATGGACATAAAGGTCACTGTTCAGGGTACGGAGAAGCTGGTCTCGCAGATCGGCGCTATCGCTACCAATGCACAGGAGCGTCACGCCTTGTCGTTTATGGCGGGCAAGAGGGTGATCTCCGCCGCTCGTCGGCGCATCAAGAGGCAGAAGAACCTTGACGGAAGCCCCTTTGCCCCACGCAAGGACAAGAGAAACAAGCGTAATCTTCTTGAAAGTATTTATGAGCGAATCGTAATCAGGGCCAATCTGGACGGTGTGGCCGTTACCTTTAACGGAAAATGGGCGCATTTCGCCTATCAGCAACAGACGGGAACCGGGGAACGTTGGACAGCGGAAAAAGCAGCGAAGGCATACCAGATCACTGCGGAAGGCATGGCGACTCGAGCACAGGCAAAAGCTCTTGTCCGGCTTGGGTTCAGGGAAGGGGGGAAGAAGCATGGGTGGCGGAAAGTGACCGTTCTTCAAATAGAACGCCGTCTGACAATGGCGCAAGCAGGATTGATCATTCGGGCGCTTGAAAGCGGGGGAGTGAGAAAAAGCTCATGGAGTGACGCTCCGCCCAAACGTGTTGCACTCGGGTTAACAGATAAAGAGGCTGACAAGATCATGGTTCAAGTGGCCAAGCAAGCGTTGAAAAAAATAGAACGGGGCAAATTATGAGCATCGGCAAAGTGCAGATCAACAATCTCAACCTCTCGCAGGGGGAGATCACGGCGGTGGAAAACCACCTGCTGTTTGTCGGCCCGGGGAAGGGCGACAAGGTGGGGAAGCTCCTCACGGTGAACACGGACAGCGACCTGTCCGGCGTCCTTGCCGGGGCTGACGGCTTGCTGGCTCAGGTGACGGCGGCCCGGGACAACGGGGGGCAGAACTGGTCGGCATCCGTCATGCTGTACGACGCCGAGGGCGATGGGATTGCCTCGTGGTCCGACGCCGTGGATGAGGCTATGGAGCTGGCCAAGGTTGAGGGCGTCGTCCTGACGGACCCCCTTTCCTCCGTTTCCGACATTGAAGCCATGCAAGCCAAGAGCGAGCGGATCATGGCCAAATACATGCGGCCCGTGTGGTTCGCCGGGCGTGCCCCGGCGTTCGACGCCGATTCCCAGAGTTGGGAGGAGTACGCCACGGCGATCAGGCCTCTGACCGCGGATGTGGCCGCAGACGCCTGCCTCGTCACGCCGGCGATCTGGGGGCCGGAGCTCGGGACGCTCATGGGCCGCCTGTGCAATGCCGCCGTGACCGTTGCGGATTCCCCGATGCGCGTTGCAACCGGGGCTCTTGTGGGTTCCTGGACGGAACGCCCGGTCGACAAGGCCGGGCGGCGGCTCGACATGAGCGTCCTTGAAGGCCTCGACAAGGCGCGGTTCTCCGTGCCTCAGTGGTACCCCGACTATGAGGGCATGTATTGGGCTGACGGCAACGTGCTGGACGTGAACGGCGGGGATTTTCAGGTCATCGAAAACGTGCGCGTGATCATGAAGGCCATGAGGCGGGTCTATCCGCTGGCCGTGGCCCGCATCGCGGATCGCCGCTTCAATTCCACGCCTGCCAGCGTTGCGCAGAACAAAACGTATTTCATGCGGCCCCTGCCGGGAAATGTCCCGATCCGTGACCATCCTCGGGCAGACCTTCCCCGGCGAGATATACCCGCCCGAAGACGGCGACATAACGGTGAGCTGGCCCTCCCGTACCAGCGTCGAGCTGTACATGGCGGTCCGGCCCTACAACTGCCCGAAAAAGATCACCTGCAATCTTTTCCTCGATCTCAACAACTACGCGGCATAGGTGAACCATGCAGAGACTCAGCGGCAAAAGTTTTGACGTCACGCTCGGCGACCTCAAGCTCCACATTGAGAAAGCCTCCCTCGACATCGAAGACGGATCGGAAGTGGCGAAGACGGGCGGCGTCCCTAACGGATGGGTCGACGGCGAGGTTTCCGCCAGCGGCGAGATCGAGCTGGACGGCGAGAACGTGAAGATCCTTTCGGAGGCTGCGCGCAACGCGGGCTCCTTCCGCGGCCTCCCGGAGTTCGACCTCCTGTTTTACGGCTCCACCGGGGACGGCGCGGAGATGAAGGTGGAGGCGTTCGGCTGCAAGCTGAAAGTCTCGAAGCTCCTCGACGTCGACGGCAAGGGCGAGGAAAAGCATATCACCACCATCCCCTACATCGTGACGAGCCCGGATTTTGTGCGCATCAACGGAACCCCCTACCTCAAGCCCGAAGAAACGGAGGAGCTGTAATGGAACAGGACATGCTGACCACAAGCGAGCCCATTGATCCGGTTATGGCCGTCTATGACGGAGCCCTTGCGATTAAAGACGTGGCCGCCGGGCTTGAAGGGGATCGTCCTGGTGCCGCGGCCGCGCTGCGCATGATTGCCTGGCACCTGAAAACGGCGGCGGAACTGTTTGACGATGAAGCGTCGGACAGGGAACGCGAAGCCCCGCAGGGCGTCCCCTCGCCGTCTCCGGACGGAACGCAGGCGCATACCCATGCGATCCCCACGCTTTCCCTTTCTGAGATGCCCCCGCATACCCATGCCATACATTCGCCTTCATTCGGGGCGGCTCAGGGGAGGAACGCCAATGGCTGATTTCTCCACGGCGTACGCTCCGGTGGCGGTATGGGAAGGCGGCTACGGCAACCATCCGGCTGATCGCGGCGGGGAAACCCTGTGCGGCATCGCCCGTGGGTGCCACCCCGATCTCGCGCTCTGGAAGCTGGTTGACGCCGAAAAGGATCACCCCTCGTTCCGTCAGGGCAGCGCCGCCTTTACCCGGCACCTGCGCCAGATCCCCGGCCTTCTCGAACAGGTGACGGCGTTTTACCGCGGACTGTTCCACTCGCTCGGTCTGGACTCTGACGACATGCCGCAAGAGCTGGCCAACGAAATCTATGAGCAGGTCGTCAACCTTGGGCAGGGCGGGCACACGCGCTACCTGCAACGGATCTGCAATGCCTTTAACTACAACCGGAAGACGGGGACGCGCCTGTTCCATGACCTGAAAGAGGACGGCGCGCTCGGGACGCTCACCCGCGCCGCCCTGCGCGTGCTCATCGAAAAGCGCACGACGCAGGCCGTGCTGGTCCACGCCCTGAACGGGGCGCAGGCCATGCACTACATCAACCTTGCGGCCGGGAACGAGACGCAGCGCTGCTTCCTCGACGGCTGGCTTACCCGAACCTATGACCCGGAGGCTGTCTGATGGAAAACCAATTTTTCAACGCACTTGCCCAGTTTGTGGGTGAAAACTGGGCGGGGTTTATCGTAGCGGCCTGCATCGCCGTGTGTGCTCTGGCGCAGACGCTCATGGCCCCGCCGACTGAATCCAGTTCCGCCATCTACAAGATCATCTACGCCGTGACCGCAAAATTCGGCGGGAACTTCGGGAAGGCCAGGAACGCCGTTCCCGGCAATACGGGGAAATGATGTGGCCGGGGCTGAACTGCTCGCCGCGCTGCTCAGGTGGGCGGCATGGCTGCGGGAAGGTCTGGCCGTGGTTCGCCGCCGTCTTTTCCGTGCTCGTGTTGCTGACGATCCTGTCGGCGTGCTCATCGGGCAGCTTGGGGGAAAGGGCGGCGCGTCCCGTCCTGCCGAGCCTGACCCGGGCGACGGTGAACGGCGTTCCCGGCGTGTGGATGGATGAGCGGGACGCGGGGACGCTGGCGCTGTGGATCGAAGAGGTGAGCCCGTGAGGTTGGAACAACTGCTCGAGGTGTTCGGCTCCTATGTCTGGCCGTTGCTGGTGGGGGCGTTCCTCTACCTGCACCGGATGGGCAGGCGCAACGAGCGCGAACTGTCCGATCTCAGGGTGTACGTGGCCAAGAACTACAACAACAAGGAAGAGCTGAAAAACTTGTTCAACAACCTGCAGCAACACTTCGATACGCGGATTGAAGACGTCAAACAGCTCATCATCAAAAAGGGGCAGTAATGCAGAAAACGATCAGGCTCTCCATCAATGGAACCGACCTTGCTTTCGACGTGACCACGGAACTGTACAACAAGTACGTCAACGAAATGATGCCCAACAACAAGGTGGCCCCGGCCCATAACTTCGCCATGCGGTGCGTTGCGGACGGCTCGCGGGAAGACTTGAAAAGCCTTCTGGAGCTTCCCGGCGCGGCCATCCAGATCGCGGGGGCGCTGGTCGACGAGTTCATGCCGGATCTGTCCATCGAATTGGGAAAGTAGCGGAGCGGGCGGAAAAGCTGCGGGAGAACGGCCTTGGCATGTGCCTTGCGCTTTCCCACAAGTGGTTTCCGTCCCGCGCCGTTGATCTGGACAGCATGGCCGAGGCCGTTTTTCTGGAAACGGACTATTGGGAAAAGATGCAGATCGCCGTGGCGAACGGCATAGCGAAAGCCTTTAAGGGGGCGTAGTGGCTACCAGGCTCGAAAAGCTCATGTTCCGGATTAGCGTCAAGGATGACGCTTCCGGTCCCGTTGGCAAGCTCCAGAAGGCGCTGCGCTCGACCTCCCGCATGTCGAAACAGGCATGGGGGCAGCTCGCGGGCGGAGCCATGACCGCGGCGGGGGCGGGGCTGGCGCTTGAGGGCATGGTCTCCCCGGCGCTGGACCTGAACCGCGCCCTTGCCGATGTGTCGTCTCTCGACGTTGACGCCAAGGGGCTCAAGCTGCTGGACGCCACGGCCAAGCAGTACGCCATGAGCTACGGCGGGACGGCGGCGGAGTTCGTCGCCTCTTCCTACGCGATCCAGTCGGGCATCGCGGGGCTGGACGCCTCACAGCTTGCGGACTTTACCCGCGCCTCAAACGTGCTGGCCAAGGCCACGAAAGCGGACGCGGCCACCATGACCAACTACGCCGGGACTATGTACGGCATTTTCAAGCAACAGGCCGACGCGCAGGGCAAGTCCTCGTGGATTGAGGACGTGGCCGGGAAGTCCGCCTACGCCATCCAGATTTTCAAGACCAGCGGCACGGAAATGTCGGCGGCGTTCACGGCGCTTGGCGCCAACGCGACGAGCTCGGGGATCAAACTTGAGGAGCAGATGGCCATCCTCGGCAAGCTGCAAGCCACCATGAGCGGCTCGGAGGCCGGGACGAAGTACAAGGCGTTCCTTGCGGGCGTGGGGCAAGCACAGAAGGAGCTCGGGCTGAAGTTCACGGACGGGCAGGGCCGGATGCTTCCCGTTTTGCAGATACTCGACAAGCTCAAGAAGAAATACGGGGCGCTCGACGTCCTCGCCGACTCCGACCTCATCAAGAAGGCGTTCGGATCGGACGAGGCCGTATCCATGCTCAAGCTGCTCATACAGGACACGGGCGGGCTGGCCGACAACATCAAGGCGCTGGAAGACATCAAGGGCATGGGGAAGGCGGAGGCTATGGCCCGGAAGATGGTTGATCCCTTCCACAAGCTGAACGCCGCGCTCAACACGGTGTCGGCGGCATGGTGGCAGAAGCTCCTCCCGCCCGTGAACGATGCGGTCGAGGCCTTCAACCGCTTCATGGGCAAGGTGCTGTGGTTCATCGACACCTTCCCGAACATCACGCGCCAGCTTGGGTACGCGGTGCTGGCCTTTTCCGGGCTGGCTATCGTCGGCGGGGCGTGGAATGTCGTCATGGGGCTTTCCAAGCTCGGCATCCTCGGGCTGTTCAATCCGATCAAGAAACTTGTGAACCTGTTCAAAAAGACAGGCGGCATCATCCTCAAGCTGAAAGGCCCGCTCATGGCCATTGGCGGGTGGGCGAAAGGGGGCTTGGGTACGCTCCTGAACCTGTTCGGGAAGCTGTTCGGCCCCGCCGGGCGGCTTGCGTTCCTGTTCGCGCAGCTCCGGCTCCGCCTTTCCTTGGTTGCCAGCCTGATCATGCAAAAGGGGGCGGTTGCCTTTACCAAGCTCGGCTCGCTGCTGCTCACGGTAGCGCGGGGCTTTTGGGCAATGTCCGCCGCTCTGCTGGCGAACCCCGTTTTCTGGATCGTCGCCGGGGTGATCGTCCTCATCGCGGCCGTGGCCGGGCTGATCATCTATTGGGATGAGCTGAAAGCCGCGTTTGGCGATACGTGGTGGGGGCAAGCGATCATCCAGATCGTACAAGACATTTGCAACTGGTGGGATCGCCTGACGAAAGCCTTTTCGAGCGGGAGCTGGTCCGGCGTCTTTATCGAACTCATCAACGCCGTGACCGCGCCGTTGCGGAAGTTCCTGGAGCTGGTCGGGTGGGCGTTGGAAAAAGTCGGGCTCATTGATTCGGATTCCAGTTTTTACGCCATGACCAAGCCGTTGGACGAGAAGACGTTCGAGACGGTGGGCAAGCTCGCCGGAGGGACGGACTACCTGTCCGGGATGCCGGGAACCTATGTCCCGGTCGGCGCGGGATACGCTGCGGCCGTACGTCCGGAGGCCACGCCGCCCGGCGGTTCGTTGTTCCGGTTTCAGACGCCGGATTACACGGCGGGGATGCCCGGGACATACGCTTCAACCGTGGGACAAGCCTCTCCTGAGAGGGCGGGCATCCCGGCATTGAACGCGCCGCGCACGCTGGACGTGCCGCGTGGGGGGCTCATGAGCGCCGTTACCAACGCCACGACGAACAACACGCAGAACAAGAACCGCTCCATTACCATAGGGACGGCCAACTTTACCTTAACGGACGGAAAGACCGTCGAGGACATCGCCGAAGAGTTCGGCCTTGCAATGCCATGAGCGCAAAATACATCGACCTGTTGATCAGCAATGACGACCTGACGCCGGACGCCGGGGGCATCCCCGAGAAGATAGCGGATCGGGCGTCCATCGCTCAGGACTTGGTGCATATGATCCGTGAGTCCGGGCTGTTGACGGAAATGCTGGCGAACCGTGACGCGGGAGCGCGGCGGCTCAACATGATCAAGGTCACGCTGGCCGTGGATGATGACGAGCGGATTGTTCCCGGCACGGCGGAACTTACCGAGACGAAACTCGGAACGTATCTTTTGACGGCGGAAACAGTGGACTACGGGCCGATTCTGGCTTCGTTCGAGGTGTAATATGGCGGAGAATCCGGATCAGCTTTTCGAGGCCATGCTGCAGGAGGCCGAGATCCCCACAACGGCGGCGGAGATGCAGTCCCGTTGGGACGCGATCAATGTTGAAGAGGGATCGCAGATTACGAACAACTCGGCGTGGTCCCCCTTCTGGCGGCTCACCTCCGCCATTGTGACGGCTCCGGCGCAATGGCTGGTCAACCTGCTCATCAGGCACGCGCTTCCCAACGTGTTCCTGAAATTCGCGGCCGGGACGTATCTGGATGTTTACGCCTGGGGCGTCAACCTGTCGCGCAAACCCGCAGTCCCTGCCGCGGGCTCTCTCCTGTTCCGCCGGGCATCAGCGGAGGGAACCCTTGCCGTGCCAGCCGGAACCGTCATTGAAAGCCCCGCGATCAACGGGGTGACGCATCGCGTGGCCACCGTGCATGAGGCTGTTTTTCCTGACGGGGAACTGGCGTTGGAGATCGAGGTCAAGGCGGAGAAGACCGGGGCCGGGGCAAACCTAGGGCCGGGCTACTATTCGATCCTTGCCGAGCCCGTGCCCGGGATCGTGTCGGTGACGAACGGGGAGCACTGGCTGGATACGCCCGGCGCCGATGAAGAAGACGACGATGCCCTGCGCCTGCGGTGCCGGAACCAGTTCCTTGCCGTGGGGCAGTACCACCATGACGCGGCCTACCGCGCCGTGGTGACGGCTTTTTCCGGCATCCGGCCCGACTACATCTTTTTCGAGAAGGACGGCCCGCGCGGGCCGGGGACGGCAAACGGCTACCTGATGCTCAGTTCGGGCATCCCCCCTGCGGATCTGGTTGACAGCGTGAACGCGCATATCCGGGAGTCCGGCAACCACGGGCACGGCGACGACCTCCGTTTTTTCGCCATCCCTGAAAATCCGGTGTCCCTCGTCGTGACCGTGTATCCACTGCTCGACTGCGACGAGTATCGCCGGGAACGGGTAAGGCAGGACGTTGAGGACGCGGTGCGCTGCGCGTTCCGGGAAAATCAGGATTGGGACGTTTCGCAGGTCTATCCCCGCTCGCGTTTTTCCCTGTCACAGCTTGACCGGGAGCTGCACGAGCTGCTGGTCGATCTCCGGTCCGTTGAGTTCAACCGGGCCGAAGACATCGTTTCCGGGCTGTCCCTGCCCGTGCTGGCGTCTCTGGCCGTGCGGTTCGGGAGCGAACCATGAGTTTGCCGGGACTGCCTGAGCTGAAACGCCCTTTCTGGATGAGCGGCCCCCATGCCGCGACGTTGGTTCGCGCCGCCCGGCGCTGGTGGCTGTATGTGGGGGATTGGGCGGCGTTCCCGCTGCGCCAGATCGACCCGATGACCTGCACGATCCGGATGCTCGATCTGGTGGCGTGGCAGCGGCACATTGCCCGCATCCCGAAAGAAGGTGATCGGATGTACCGCCTGCGCGTGGACCACGCCTACTGCAACGCGGGGGACTCGGGGCGGATCGCGGGGTGGCAAAGGATTTTCGAGCGGCTGGAAATCCCGCTCAAGGGGCTTGAGGAACGGATCGAGGGGCAGGATTGGGACATCATCGGCGTCTATCTGGACGATCATGTTTTGTCCGCGTTCCAGAACGTGATCGAATGGATCGTCGACGATTACGGGAGGACGTGCCGCCGTTACAATCTTGTTTCCCGCTATCGGCATGACGTGAACGTCCGGATCGGGACGTTCGACAACGACCACGCGACGGTCTGCGCCGCGCTCGACACAACGGCAAGGGCTGCGCTGCATGTGCGCAGGAGCACGTTTGACGGCAACCACGGCACGGTCCGCGCCGTAATCACAGCATGAGGAGTACTGATGGGCGTCATCATCACCACGGCGGGGGAAAAGCTCATGGCCCGCTTGCAGGCGGAGGGAAAGCCCCTCGTCATCGACACATTCATTTTCGCGGAGATCCTTGGGCAGGATTATGAGGCGGACATTGATCCGGGCATGGCCTTGCCCGCCGAGTCCCGGATCAGGCTGCTCTATCCGATCCCGGAGGAGTACCGCGCCTATGTGAACCCGAACCAGGTTGTCTACTCGGCGCTTCTGGGGAGCGACGTGGGCGACTGGGCGTTCAACTGGCAGGGGCTGTACTGCTCGGAGCACAAGACGCTTGTGGCCGTGGCGACGTTCCCGGTCATCGAGAAACGGGCGTACAGCGCCGATACCGGGCAGCCGGGGAACAACCTCACCCGCAATTTCATCCTTGAGTTCAACGGGGCGCAGAAGCTGACCCAGATCAACGTCTCGGCGGACGTCTGGCAACTGGATTTCACCGTCCGGCTTGCGGGCATGGACGAACGGGAACGCCTGAGCAACTACGATCTGTACGGGCAGGGCTACTTTGACGGCGGCGGCTGGAAGCTGGTGAAGCAGGGCGGCGGCTATGCTTTTCAGCCCGGCCTCGCCTATGTCGGGGGTATCCGGGCGGCGCTGGCTTCCGCGCTTCCCGTGCCCGCGCTCTCGAAAAAGCCGTGTGACGTGTGGCTGTCCGTCTGCCTCAAGCCGCAGGGCTCGGATCGCGTGGCGGAAGCGACGCCGTTATGGGTAGATCCCGGGGCATCGGTCGCCGATGTGCGGGATGATGCGGGGATCATGCACTACCGTGCCCGCGTCGCCCGGGTCGACGCTTCCGGCAACGTGACCGACATCCGCCCGCCGGAGTTCGGGGACGCGGACCAGCCCGGTCACATCGAGATGTACCTGAAGGACAACAGGCGGTATGCGACTTGCGCAACGGCCGCGGCTACAGTTGCGAAAACCGCCGCGCTTCCCGGGTTTATCCTGAAACCCGGCGCGTGGGCCGTGGTGAGGTTCAGCAACACGAACACGGCGGCGGGCGCAACGCTCAACATCGGCGGGACGGGCGCGAAGCCGATCCAGTACCACGGGAAGGCGTTGACAGCCGGGACGCCCGGAGCGGGGCGGGCATATGCCTTCATCTACACCGGGAGCGCCTACGAACTGGTGGGCGACGTGCTCACGCTGGCGGAGGGCGGGGGGTTGTCATTCGACGCCAAGGGGCATCTTTACGTTGATTTTTCCCTTGTTCCGGATGACCAGATGCGGGCCATCGTGCTCTCCATGATGCAGCAGGGCGGCGGCCTCAATGTTGACGGCAAGGGCAAGCTCTATGTGGACTTCGCATCAATGCCCACGGACAAGTTCGAATCCATGCTCCAGTCCATTCGGGTACCGATCTGGCTGACAGGAACCACTCACGTATATGTCGCCTCTGATGGAGTTGATTCGGCGGAAGACGGTCGGGGGTTTTCATCCGCAAAACCGTGGGCCACGCTCCAGTACGCGCTCAACTACATGGCAACCAATTATAATTTGGGCAGCTATGTCCTGTACGTCAATGTCGCGGCGGGCGAATACGGAACCGCACGGAGCGAGTCCGTCCAGCCTATTTTCCTGCCAGCTTTTACAAATATCTCGGGAACGGTCGCCATCCGTGGTGCCGGAATGGATCAAACGGTATTACACGGCTACTTTGTAAACAGGAATGCCAGCACCAATACTTATCATATCCGCGAGTTAACTGTTAAACAGGACACGACGTCAACGTCCCTGTATCTTTACTGCATCACGCTCGAATACGAAGCGACCGTCCAGTGCCAGCGTGTGCATTTTATTTTTGATCCCGCCGAGGGGAGGACGAACCATGAAGTCATACGGACAATCCAAGGGCGATTGGTTTTAGGTTTATACAATAATGCCAGCAACCTTGAAAGTGCGTGTAAAGTGACAGTAATCCCCGCAGGGTGTGCGGCTCTTTTCTCCGCGAATGGCGGTCAGCTTATAATCCAGACAGTTGTGACTATTGACGGTACATTCACAGCGTCTTTGGGGGTGCTCTACGCAAACGGTTTGGGGAGGGCAAACATGCGCTGCATATCGGGTGCGGATACGCAAGGCAAGATAAGCCAAGGCAACGGGCAGATCTCAGGGCGGCGGGCGGCGGCACATTATAACAGCATTATCCGGCTTCCCCCCGGAAACATCGAGGACATCATCGCCGGATCGGAAACGAGTGTTACGAGTACAGGCGGACAAATCAGCTAACGCGGAGAAACCATGCTGATAAAGATTGCATCGGGGCAGGTATGGGATACCGACACGGCCGGTTTTGTGGCCAACAAAACGGACGGGCAGGGCATTGAGGAACTTAGTGACTATCAGGGGAATCCGGCGAACGTCGATTTCCTGAAAGATTATCTGCTGAGAAACCAGCAGGCGCTGGGCATACTGTCGCAAAATCAGGCGGAAGAAGAGGCGTACGCGTCGCTTTTCAGAGATGAGCAGGTCTGGAGCTCATGACCTTTGACGCATGGAACGCCGTTGATTTTTCCCCTTCCGATACCCTGAGCGGGATCGGGGATTCCCTGATGCCCGCCGTGGAGGGGCTTGTCTCTGACGTACAGGCCGGGGCGGGGAAGCTGGCGGGGCTTGCGGAGAAAGTCCCGAACGCCGTCCCGGACGTGTCCGCGCTGGCGGGCATGGCCGACGAGCTGCGCGGGCGGCTCGCCGGGCTCATGACGGGTAGCGTGTCCGTTTTGTGCGTCCATCCGTGGCAGCAGGGCGTCGGGGACAGGAAAGGCGACTATGCGTGGCTTACCCCGGAGAACGCCCTTGCCTCCCTTTCCGCCCGGTGCGTCCCCGCCTGCCTGACGGGGGACGCGCCGCAGGGGGGCGCCGCGCTGGTGCTTGTCGTGACCGCTCCTGATCTTTCGGCGTTCACGGATGCGCTCGGCGCGTTCAACGGCGTTTTTCCGATCCGCGAGCTGGAACAGGCCGGGCGCAGGGCTGCGGCCCTTGCGACGCTTGAGCTGGACAAGTTCGTCATCCCGAAAGCCCCGTGCTTCCCGCCGTGGGAATGGCTCACCCCGGGCACGCCGTCCACGGGGGCGGCTTTCGAGCAGGTGACGGGAACGGTGCTGGCCCGGATGGAGGCGGCCAAGGCCGCGGCAACGGCTCCGCTGGACGCCCTCAAACAGGCCGGGGAACGCCTGCAGACGCAACTCGGCGCGGCCGTGAAGAAGATCGACGCCCTCAAGCAGGCCATGCAGGGCACGAACGCAAGCTGGTTCGGGGCGTACCTGTCCGGCGATCTGGGCGAGCTTTCGCGGGACTTGTCGCTCATCGCGCCCCCGGCCAACGCTGCGCACAAGCTCACGGCGGCCTTGCTGTTCGTCGGGAGCGCCCCTCAACTCGCGTATTTTCAGGAGACGTTCTTACCCATGATCACGATGCGCCTAGACGACTATAAAGTCCCGGGGTTCGGCTTGCGGGTGTCCGGTTCGTTCACGCTCAAAAAACAGGACGCCAGCGGCGACACCAGTTCGACCGCCAAGGCCGAGAAGGGCATCAAGGCGAAGACGCTCACGGTCACGACGCAGATCCGCTATAAGGATGAATCGGATCTGCGCGAGCTGATCCGCGTCTCGGAAGCCAAGGGCGGCAGCGGGGCCAAGGTCTACACCATCGCCAACACCACGGCCAACGCCGCGGGCATCCGGCAGGTGGTCTTTTCGGATCGGGTGTCGTGGGATGAGCAGGAAGGCCGGAAGTGCTGGAACGTCCAGCTCACGCTGGCGGAATATAAGTCCGTACCGGAGCGCGCCGAGGCCCGCGAAAAGGCCAAGCCCGCCAGCGCCGGGCAGAACGCCGGGGGGACGGTGAGCCCTGCGGGAGAGGGGGGTGGCGAGGAAAAGCTCGAGGGCATTTGGCGATATGTAAAAGGATTCAACGACTGGATTGCCGGATACGGTTCTAACGATTCCGAGACGGCGGACAAAAAATAACCAAGGGCGGCAGTATGAAGATCAGAAAACGCCTTGCCACACCTTCCGGCGATCTGCCCCTCGTCTATGAGGACGTGCGGCTGGAGCTTTCCGCGCCGGGGCGGGCCGTGTTTCAGGTTGTGAGCCAAGAGCCCGTTTCCGGGTTCGTCGCGTTCGCTGTGGGCTATGCCGTGGACGATTGGGACGCCTTTGTCTTCGCCGGGTACGTCGAGCGCTGCACGACGATGGACGGGAGCCAGCAAAGGCTCATGTGCCGCGAAATCGCCGCGAAGCTCGACACCCCGATCCCGCTTGCCATGCGCCACCCGACGCTGCGGGAGGTGCTGGCGGCCTATGCGGACAAGACGGGCTTGCGCTTCATCCTCCCGGAACGGCCCTACGCCGACACCAAGATCCCGGCCTTTGACACGTTCGGCACGGGACTGGACGGGCTGGCCAACATCGGCCGCGCCTTTCAGATCCCCGATTATGTCTGGCAGACGCAGGGGGATGGAAAAATCTTTGTGGGGAGCTGGCAGGACTCGCGCTGGCCGGAACGCCCGGTCGAAATCCCGCAGGCGGTGTTTTCCCGGGCGCTGGCCACCGGGGGCAAGGTCATGACCTTGATCCCGTCCATGCGGCCCGGGTGCGTCGTCAACGGGGACAGGGTACGGACGGTACGTTTTTCCGGGCATGAAATGACGCTCGGCATGGAGGCGGACGCATGAGGGAGGCTATCAGGCGGGCCGTCAAAGGGCTTTTCCCGGAACTTGGCGCGGGGCTGCACCTTGACCGCTATGCGCGGGTGCTGGCCGTGGCCGATGCGCCGGGGCAGGGCGCGGCCTCGGAACGCTTCCGCCCGCGCTATGCCGTGGACATCCAGATCCTCACGGCGGACGGGGAGCCCGATCCGGCCTTCCCGACCTATACGGCGGTCCCCCTTCCCGTGCCGACCGGGGCAGGGCAGGAGAAAGGCTTTTTCAGCTTCCCGGAACCGGGCGCGCAGGTCGTGGTCGGGTTCGCCTACGGAAGGCCGGACCATCCGATCATCCGGCAAACCTATCCCCTCGGCGTGTCGCTTCCGGAGGTGGCGCAGGGCGAACAGCTCTGGCAGAGCACCCCAGCCGTCTACCAGCGGGCGGACGCTGGCGGCAACTGGACGCGGGCGACGGAGGCGAAGATCGAGGACGCCAGCCGGGAGCGCGTGGTCCGGGCCCAGACGTCCGCGGACGAACTCGGCACGGAAACGCGGACCATCCGGGAGCACTCCAAGGAAAGCGTGGGCGGCATCAAACAGATCGAGGCCACAACCTTGTCGCTTGTGGGCGGGCTGCGGGCGGATCTCGGCTCGCTCGGCAACGTCAACATGACCGCGGGCGCGCATTCGACCATCACAACGGGCAAGGCCCGCACGGACACCACGGGCGGCGACTTCGCCGAGGACGTGGGCGGGAACCGCACGGCGAAGGTTGCGGGCAACGCCGGGGATGAAGTAGCCGGCGCAAGGAACCGGAAGATCGGCGGCGACGAAAACACAACCGTCTCCGGCGCGAGCACGGAGA